CCTGATCCTGCGGCGATGAAGCCCGGGACTTACCGTGAGGCCTACAATGTACGCTGCGAGAATGGCAGTCTGGTGACGCGGAATGGGTCGTTAATGCCGGGGAGTTTCAATTACGTTAATTACAATCGTATTTTCGGCGTTGAACTTTTTTCGAATCCCGACGGGTTGGAGTGGCTGGCGGTAGCGGTTAAGAGTGGAGTTTGGTTTGTCCGAGACGGGGAAACTCCGCGATTTGTCCCTTTAGCGGACTCGCTGGATTACCCGGTCAATTTTGTTCAGGCTTTTGACAAATTTATCCTCTTTCGCGGGGCTGATTATTCCCCTTTGGAGTGGGGCGGGGACTGGTCGATTTATTGGCAGGCTTTTCCTCCTCCGACCAGTGGCCGGAGCACTATACCGAATGCCGATACGGGAGAGCTTTATGCTAATCGTTTAATTGTTCCTTATGGGAAGGATCGGATTGCAGTCTCCGATATTGGGGACTACACGATGTACGATCTTTTCTTGAATGATTTTCAGATCAATTTCGGGGAGTCCGATAGTTTGGTGAGGGTGTTTCCCTGGATCAAACAGACGTTATTGATGTTCAAGAACCATTCGATTTACATGGTCTCGAATGTTTATGGGGATCTCACCAGTACTTCGATGGACGTGGTCTCGACCGATCGCGGACTGGTGGGGATGAAGGCCGTGGTTTCGGTGGGCAATGAAGTCTATTTTATGGATTTCACTGGGGTTTACCAAATCTCCCAGATTTTTGAGAATAGCCCCCAAGTGCAGGCTCTTCCTATTTCAGACCCTATTAAGCCAATTATTAACGAGATAAATTGGAACGCGGCTGCGGGAATCCGAGCTAACGCTCGCCGGGAGCGTCTCTATTTTGCTATACCTCTGAAAAACGCGATTCGTAATAATGCGTTGATTGTTTATAACCTGATCCTACAAAGTTGGGAATCGATTGACATTTTTGATGACCTCGATTTTCGAATCGATGATTTGATTCGGGTGAGTTATAACAACGAACGGAGGTTGTTCGCCGTCGATCGCGAGCGAGGAATGATTGTTCTCTTAGAGCAGGGCAAAACCGATTTGCTGGGTCAGACCAGTGCGCACGAGTATCAGGTTAAAAGTGATATCATTACTCGGGGCTATCTGGGGGCCGGCCCGCGATCGAATTTTCAGCGGGTGCAGTTGGATGTTGCGCTCTGGAATTCTCGTTATGATGTCGACGCCTTTTGTGATGGTGGTAACGCTAAGAGTATTGCGCCGGAGACCTCGAGCGATCGAACGAAATACGAGGTCTGGCAAAAGCCGGCCTGGAATTCTGAAAATCTGAATGATGATCACGCCAATGCCTATCGTCAGGATTACAGTGTGACCTTGCCGCTTCGTATTGGGTATAACGGGGTTCAGATCGAGCGGCAGCAGGAAATTTCCAAACGTTATCGAATCGGGATGTTTGGCCGTTACTGTCAGCTTCGTGTTTCCAACGAACAAGGAGCTCTCGGTCTTCGGTCGGTCATTTTCGAAGGTATGGAAGACCAACGGCAGGAACGTTCACAAATTTAACAGCTTTATGGGTGATCTTATTGTTCGTCCCTCCTATGTCTTAGGTCCTGAGGACATCCTTACTGTTGATAAAATCAATTTGATGGCAACTCCAACGGTTGAGCTCGCTCTGAGCGACCCCGTTAACGATCAGAATTTTTTCCGGAACGGCAATTTCTATTCATCTTTCTGGACCACTCCGGCCGGTGTTTCTTGCCCGGTAAATGTCTGGACTACCAATGCCAACTACTGGCTGGTCCGCCCACAAGGTGCGCCGGTTATTTTCTTGCGGTCTCAGACGGTTCCGGATCAGTTCAGTTTGTTCTCGGCAGAACTACAGGGAGCAGTGAACGTCACCACGGTGGAAATTGGGCAACAGATTAATGGGGATCTTTCCGCCACCTTGCGTCGGAATTGCACTTTCAGCGCTCAAGCTTACAACGGTACGGGGTTAGTGGTCAGTCCTGTTTTGAATTTTTACACCTGTAACAGCTTCAATAATTTTTCAGCTGTTACCCTGCAGTTGACGATAAATTTGCAGAGCATGTCGAATGCGACCTGGGTTTATCTTACTGCCACGCATGATCTTTCGACTTTAACTAATGTGGCGAATGGACTCCTGGTGGCCATTCAATTGCCAGCTGGAGCCATTAACGATCCGACCAAGAATGTCCTCTTTAGTCGGTTGAAGCTGCAGATCGGGGAAGTGGCCACCGAGTTTGTCGATGATACCAGCCTTTTTGTTACGGCTCCGTCTGTCGATTCAACCATGTTGCAGGACGGGTGTATTGCCCGTCCGAGTTTGTTTCTCCCAAATGTTATCCCTACTAGTGCCTACCAGACTGGGAGCGTGACCAGTGCGGTGATTGCCGACCACACCGTTACCGCAACAGACATCGATTCCGGCACTGTCCTGACGACAACCGCCGCGAATTTTACCACGCCGGCCGTGGGAGCGAATGTTTCTGTGACGGTAACCGATGGGACGAAGGTGTCATCCGGCTCAGTCATTCAGATTGCCGGAGCGGGTTACTACCAGGCACTCAGCATCGCCGGCAATGTTGTGACGGCGCAGAATTTGTCAGGTTACCCTGCCAATGCCCCTTCCGGTACGGTCATAAATTCAGGTGCCAACGTCAGTACCCAGAACGCTATTGTCGGTTCTCTGGGATATGTCCCGGTGTCTCGCACCGGCGACCCCTCAATGGCCGGTATGTTTGTCGACACCTTGGACACGGTAGTCGGTTCGTCCGCTCCCTCGACTGCCGGTTACCAGGTCGGTACCACCACTGCCAACATGGCAAACGACGGGTATTTCCCGGCGATTGGATTTCGCCGCGGAACCAACAATTCGCGTGCTCTCGGCCTGGACATAAATAACAAGTTTAAGACGGTTGACCAGGGAGGAACAGTCGGGTTTTTGCTCGACACGATAACGGGCGTTGATACTGCTTCGATTCAGGACAAAGCGGTTACCCTAGCAAAGCTTTCTGACGCTCTTGTCGCTTTGATCATTGCGCCCGGGACAATTCATATTTTCGCCGGCCCGAGTCCCCCGAGCGGATGGCTGGTTTGCGATGGAAGCCATTACCTGCAAACTCAATACGCTGCTTTGTACACTGCTATCGGTGGTTATTACGGTCAGGGGGGTTCCGGCGCCAGTGCCTGGTTTGCGGTTCCGGATTTACGAGGCCGCGTTCCCTTGGGGTATGTAAACAGTGCTGTCGGTGGAATTACCGGGAGAACTTTTGGTTCCATTGGTGGCGAGGAAGCCCATGTGCTTATTGGGGGAGAACTAGCTGCGCACAATCACGGGATTAATGACCCTCAGCACAATCACGCTTTAGTTGAGGGTCCTGGCCATACTCATGCCGGCTCGTATCTGGTAGGCGGGCAGACCGGGTTCCTTACCGGGTCAGGGGGAACACCAATGGGCTACATTAATCAGACTGGATTAGGTGTAACGGGTGCGTCGATTACTAATTCGCCGACCAATATTATAATTCAAAATGCCGGTGGGAACCAGGGGCACAATAATATGCAACCTTTCACGGTGATGTATTACATTATTAAGACGTGAATGTCGGACAAATTGCTAGAGACTGGTACGAGAACAATGAACCTCCAGGGGCTTTATCTAGAGCTATTTTGCGATGCTTTTTTGGTGGCGTCATTATCTGTCGTCCGAATTTTTTGCTTATGGGTGAGACTTGTCGTGCAGACGGTAAACACCTTATTCACGGAACGCCTCACAACTGTTGGTTCATTCATTTTACATGCAACCAAGTTGGGACGGTCTCCCCTTACGATCGATGTCTGGAGGCGCCGTTTGCTCTTGATTGGGTCGCCTTCAAACGCCGAGGGAGGATTCACGTCATAGCTTGGGATAAACTCTATAACCGAGATACATATGGGAGGAGCACCAAAAGTCGAAGCACCAAAGGCGCCGGACACTGCTAAGGAATATCAGCAGTCGCTACAGGCTTATATTAGGAATGCCCCGCAATTGTACACTGAAGAGGCTCAGTACCAGCCGCTTTACAATCAATTGCAGCAGCAGATGACTCTTTCGAATCTCGGTATGCTTCCGCAGGTTCAAGATATTGCCAATCGGGTTCAGACCAGTGCCAGTCAGGCTGCCTTGCAGAATCTGGGCCGGGTACAAGGCGGGGTGACGCAAGCCATGCAGAGTGACCCGTATCTAAGCCAATTGCGGGCTCAAGCTAATCAGCAGTTGGCGGCCGGCCCGAATCAGAGTTTGCAAGATATGCTTGGCCAGGTGCAGCAACAGATTCCCGGTCAGGTACAGGGATTTCAAGATTTAGCGACCCAGGCCGGTCAGAATGTTATCCCGATCAACCAACAGTTGCAGGCCCTTTATGGGAAAGTCGGCGCCGACACTTCGGCTGCGGATCTGGCGAAGATTCGTGATCAGGTAGCGGCCAATACGCGTACCGCCGATTACACTACCACCGGGCAGAATGTGATGGGCCAATTGGGGCAACTGGACCCCTTGACCGCCCAACTTCAACAGAGTGCGCAAAGCCAACTGGCTCTCGGGGGACAAATTTCGGCGCAGGAAGCCCAGGATGTGACGCAACAGGCTCGCGCGGCTTTCAGCGCCCGGGGGATGTTGAATTCGAATCCGAGCGTGGCGGCCGAGCTTCTTAATCGTGATCAATATCAGCAGCAGCGGTTGCAGCAACGCGAGCAGTATGCTGGGAATGTCTCGCAATTGGTTCAGGCCGAAACTCAGCAGCGTACCGCCAATGCCATGAATTGGGCTCAGACCGACGTTGGTATCACTCAGCAGAACCAGCAGCTGGCTGGTCAGATGACGCAAGGTATCGCCGGCATCAATCAGGCGAATATCGGACTGGGTAGCGGGTTACAGAATGCGATCGCTCAGAATCTGACTAATGCCACCCAGCAACAGGCCGCTTTGCAGCAACAGGCCACCAATGCTTTCCAAACCGGGGTGCAGCAGGCCGCAGGGTTACAGGGATCGATCCTCGATGAATTGTATCGTCAGCAGGCTGCCGGGACCAGTGGGTTGCAATATTTATCCGGGGTTAACCAGGGATGGCTGGGAGCAATTACCGGAGCGCAACCTCAAGGGGTTTCTTACGCGCAAATGGCTTCTCAGATGCCGACTGGGGGTCCGGATCTTTTCCAGTCCAGCGGGGTTTTGTCGCTTATGAATCAGAACCAGATGGCGCAGATGAATGCCACCAGCCAGGCCAATATGGTTAATGCTCAGAGCCGGGGCGCCAGTCAGGGGGCGATGATCGGGGCTGGGGCCAGTATCGCTGGGGCATTAATTGGGGGAGTTGCTATTTTTTAGGCTTTGTTATGATCCGAGTGCCGGTTGAAATTAGACCTTCCCCGATCCATGGGTGCGGATGTTTTGCTTTGCAGGATATCCTTAAAGGAACTCTGGTTTGGCAGTTCTCTCGAATTTTCGATCGTCA